TCTCATCTGCTACATCTGCAAAGTGACAGCCTAACATTCCCAGCATTCCATAATCATTTAGATATTCTTTAGCTGTTTCAATATACTCAGAGCTGCACCAGTCTGAGCTGCCCATAAATATTACAGCATCTGGATCATAACATTTAGCAGCCTGGAATCCAGCATTCCATTTATTCCCTAGAGGATCATTAGAGCATGACATCCAGTCACAGCCTAACTCTAAAGCTAACTGCTTAGCCTCTGGCTCATGGCCTATCATTATAGGAATAACTCCAAAGGATTGCAGCCTGGATACTGTGAGCTTCACCAGAGGAAGCCTTCCATAGACAGGAATAGGAGCTACTATCTTCATAGCACTAAAGATAAAAGTACTGTCCAGAATAATGCTGCTACTCCTAGCCAAAGAGCTATCATAATAATTCTCTCTTTATAAATGTAACGGCCTGATTTAAGTTGCTGAACCCTTCTGAGCTCATTAAGTAGTATATCTTCCTCTTTTTTGTCCATATTTTCCATGCTGGCACTCTTTTATATTTACATTCTAGGACATAATAGACCTCATCTATGAGTATTATTCTATATTTTCCTAGATTAATCTTCAATCTTTTTAATATATCTATAGGATTTTATCTCTCCAGTAGCATTCATGCATATATCTTCATCATTATGCTCATCATAGTAGAGATATTTCACTATCTCATAGATGATACCATCATCAGAAGCTAGCACTTCATCCATTAGTGAGCTCCTCTATTAGTTTCTCTCTTTTAAAGTTGCCTATTATTCCTTTGGCTTTGGCTAGATCTTTAAGCTCTCTATAGCTCATCTCATCCAGTCTCTTCTGCTTCACTCCTATAAATGTGATCTGAGGCTTAGCTTTGATAGCTGGCTGCTCTACATACAGATAAGATATCAGATCATTCATGGCATTCCTGATGCAGGTCCCACATTTAATATTTAGTTTCTTGTCTAGTGTAGCTTTAAGCCAGTCTGCCAGTTCCTGCTTCAGTCTATGACTTAGATTAAAGGATCTAGTCTTATAGAATCTCTCAGCCTGCTCTCTAAGTTCAACGCTTATATTCATAAATCAAAATTAAATCAGATAATAAATAGGCTAAGAATCCTAAAGGGATAAGCTGCCAGTCAATAAATGAGCAAGTGATAGCACATATCCAGAATGATAGGCAGCTCATACAGTTAAATGGTTTCAAGTCTGGCAGGGGAAGAGTCAAGATAGCTCTCGCTGCTCCCACTGCCATCAATGGTATTAAATACATCATTTTTAAATTGTTTTAATGCTTTGTTTATCATATCTAAAGAGATGCCTGTCTCAGACCTTATCTCTCTGTATGTCATGCCACAAATATACATCTTAGCTATCTCTTTACAAAATAGCTCATTATCATTCTCTGGAGAGCTTTCTAGATAGTCTCTGAATCTATCCTGCAGATCAGAAGAGAGTATACTATCCTCTTCAATGATATCAGTTATCTCTATGGTATTTCTTCCTCTCATTGTTTTATTGAAGTCACTCTCTCTCCAGTTCCACTGATTGTAAGCGAATCTGGCAAAGGTCCTAGGAAGATCTTCCTCTGATAGCGTATATCTGTTCAGAATGAGAAACACATGAGACACCAGATCACAGGAAAGCTCATGCCCTCCCGTGATTTTCTCTGCTATCTTATATGCTTCTCTATTCCAAAACATGAAAGGCCTAAGATAAGAACTTCATAGCTTTATCTATAAAGTCCTGATTAACTTTTTCACCTTTAAGAAATCTCCACAGCTGCATATATGATACATCCATATCCTCAGCTATCATGGAGAGCTTATATCTCTTAGTGATCTTAGACTTAATCTCCTGCCTCAGCCACTCTGAGAAACTACCAGTTAAAAGGATCTGTATCATCTTCTTTTGGTTTTAATTCTGATACTTTCACAGCTAGATATTTATCTCCTGATTTAGTAGTATTATTCCATCCTGATAGATTATACTCTACTCCATTGACAGTGATCTTCCCAGTAAGATCTGGATGTGTTTCTTTTTCTTTTTTAGAGTTCTTAAATAGAGCTCCTGAATTGTCATAATTACTCATGTTTGCTTATTATTAAATTACTGTTTCATTCCATTTAGGATCATATGCATCCTCAAATGAATCTAATTGATTAAATGTCTGAATAGTTAAAGCCTTAGCATATTCATGTGCCATAGCTGCAACAGTTGCATAAGGTTGTAAATATTCTGGTTCATATGCGTTACCATTTGCAGAAAGTAAACCATTCAATGCGGCTATCATAGCCTCTTGATAAAATTCTTTTTTATTCATTTTTATTTACTTATTTATTTGTTAGTTCTTTAATACATTCTAAATAGTACTTGTGGCACTCTTCCAGATGATTCTGCATGAATTCCTCTATTTCTAGATCTCTCTCATAAGTTAGCACAGTTATTCTCTTCCTAGGCTCTATATGAGCTACTCTATGAGTAGACAAATCATCCCATGGATTAAGTAGTTCTAGCTCATGATCAGGATCAGTATCCACCATGCAATATATCAGCTCAAATTTAGGTTTGTCATACAGCATCATATATGCTCTTCCTTGCCATTCGTACAGCTTAGAATTAGATTTCTTCTCTGCTTCCTTAACTGTAGCAGGAAAGCTCTCCAGATCCCATGAAGTCTTAACATCTATGATACTATTCTCAGTGATGATATCACAGCATCCAGATAAATAGTCATTCTCTAGCCTGATATCATTCTTATGGTAGTCTTCTATTCTTACTACATTCAGCAGATCTATGCTGTCCTGCTCCTGGAGAAGTCCTTTCTTCACTTTCCTATCATTGAGATCAGTCTTGTATCCAAAATAGTACTGTTTAGCCAGTGCTAGTATCTCAGTTTTAGCTCCCTCTGAGAGCTTCTCGCTTTTACTCTTAGGCAGAGTCATAAGCTTTCCATATTGTGAGGCATTGAATTTCATACTGTGATAATTTTATCCATCTGCTCCTTAGTGAGATCATACGTATCTACTACTTTCTCTACAGGCCATTTATTAGTACCTTTCTTTAAAGCTTCTAGGAAGTTATTAAACATATCTGCACTCATCTTAGGCTTAGCTGATTCCTTCACTGCCTGAGCTACTGCATTCCCATCATCATCATCAGTGACAGATAGCGATAAACAACTGGATATAGTTGCTCTCCTGAAGTAAGTGATAGCTGCTAGGATCTTCTGTGGATCAGTCAAAACTGGAAGAGTCATAAAACTTTCTATATATTCTCCAGAATCTATATCTACTATCTGAGTACATACTACATTATCCTTCACAGGCTGCAAACATAGCAAGCCATTCTCAAATAGAATAGGCTCTACTATCTCCAGGATAGCTGTGAGATCAGCATATGACTTTTTAAAATGTGGATTCATGCTACTCTTATGAATCTTTCCTATGGATTGCTTAGCCTTCCATATCTTCATGTAAATACTGACATTGCCAGTGCTCTCTTTTTTCATATTTATTTATTTAAGGTTTTACAAATATAAGGTTATTTTTTCAATTCTGATAGGAATTTATCATACCATTCAATAAAAGTATCAAATTCTCTAGCGATTATATAGATTCCTCCTGCAGCTTCAATGGCTTGCTGATATTTTTTCTGAGCTTCAGACTGCACATCTCTTGCATATTTAACCTCTATCTTAACTGATCTTCCATAAATGGTAGCTGAGATATCAGCAGATCCTTTAGTACTTCCAGAAGGAGTATACTTTCCTTTTCCTACTACTCTAGTGATTCCATCCATATCCTGTACTTTCTTAGCTTCTCTATATACTCCCATGGTATTTATTCTCTCAGCCTGCCAGCCTGACATCATTAGGAATTTAATTATAGATTTAGTGAGCTCATTAGCACTATTATCCTTAAATGCTGTATATGCTAGAGCATAAAGAGGCACTGAAGGATATTTATTAGTGAGATAAGCAGTCTCTAGAACTCTTAATCTGGCTTT